AGAAAAGATGGACAGGAGAGGTGTCCGTTAAGTGTGTACTCGATGAAAGAAACCCATTAAATGATGATGACTTTGAAGGTATGTTACATTTTACTAGGCAAGTGTGTTCATCCATTCCTTTGATGGAAGAGAATAAAGTATTTAGAGAAGCAGCAGAAAAGTTAGCAGAGAAGTATCTACCTATGGAAGATATGTTGGACTACCCAAAGTATAAAGATAAGTTGACAGTAGAAGATGATGGTGGTAATGTAATTCATGTGGACTTTAAAAAGGAAACGACATAATGGGAATGTACAGAGAATCAATAAGAAATAAATTTAGAGAGGTAGGTAATATGATGAGAAAACAAGCACAAGAACAATCAGACCACAAACAAACTTTAGATATGGTTAATAGTCCACCACACTATAATAAGAATGGAATAGAAACGATTGATGCTATCAGAGCAATGACAGATGATGGTTATGAATATTATTTACAAGGCAACATTATGAAATACTTGTGGAGATACAGATATAAGAATGGTGTAGAAGATTTAAAGAAAGCACAATGGTATCTCAATGAATTAATTGATGAGCTAGAGAAAGATGAAAGTTAAGATAATGATGACTCTGCACATAGATGCAGAGGAGTACCCAATACCTGCCGATGGCAGAGTAGATGATGAGATGGAAGAATATATCCATGAGACTTTTCACGAAATAGAAGGAGTGAAAGTTAAAAACATAAAGGTAGTAACAGAGGAGACATGAATGCAAAACTATTTACCAACTGATTATCAGAATTTTATTGCTCTTTCTAGATATGCAAGATGGAAAGACGATGAGCAAAGAAGAGAAACTTGGAGTGAAACTGTAGACAGATATTTTGACTACATGGAAAATCACTTGAAGAATAAGCATGGTTATATTTTAACCAAAGCTCTGAGAGAAAAACTAAATGATTCTATATTATCACTAGGAACTATGCCTAGTATGAGAGCATTGATGACTGCAGGAGTAGCACTCGACAGATGTCATGTTGCAGGATATAATTGTAGTTATATACCTGTAGATAGTCCACGTTCTTTTGATGAATGTATGTATATACTTATGTGTGGTACAGGTGTAGGCTTCTCTGTTGAAAGAGAAAATGTGGATAAGTTACCTACAGTTAATGAACACTTTGAGAAAAGCACTACAGTAATTACAGTCGCAGATAGCAGACCCGGATGGGCAAGAGCCTTACGTGAGTTGATAGCTATGTTATATGTAGGACAGATACCTTCTCTTGATGTGTCACAAGTTAGACCTGCAGGTGCTAGACTCAAGACGTTTGGTGGTAGAGCATCAGGTCCTCAACCTTTAATTGACCTATATAATTTTTGTATAGCCATTTTTAAGAAAGCAGCAGGAAGAAGGTTATATCCTATTGAGTGTCATGATATCATGTGTAAGATAGGAGAGGTCGTAGTTGTAGGTGGTGTTAGACGCTCTGCATTAATTAGTTTATCTAATCTTAATGATGACCAAATGAGACACGCAAAGTCAGGCTCATGGTGGGAGAATGAAGGACATAGAGCATTGGCTAACAACTCTGTTGCTTACAAAGGTAAGCCTGACATGGGCACATTCATGAGAGAATGGTTAGCTTTATATGAATCTAAGTCAGGAGAACGTGGTATATTTAATCGCAAGTCTGCTAAGAAAAAGGTAGAAGAGAATGGAAGACGTGATTCTGACTATGCCTTTGGTTGTAATCCTTGTAGTGAGATTATACTCAGACCTTATCAGTTTTGCAATTTAACTGAGGTTGTTGCACGAGAAACAGATGACTTGAATAGCCTAAAAGAAAAAGTTAGATTGGCTACTATACTTGGTACGTTTCAATCTACACTTACTGAGTTTAAATATTTACGTAAGATATGGAAGCAGAACACAGAAGAAGAAAGATTATTAGGTGTATCTCTTACAGGTATATTAGATTGTCCTATTTTATCTCCTAATAATGATTCTTTAGAAGATACTCTTGAACAATTAAGACACGTTGCAGTAGAAACAAACCTACAAATATCTAAGGTATTAGATATACCACAGTCAACTGCAATTACTTGTATTAAACCATCAGGAACTGTTTCTCAGTTAGTTGATAGTGCAAGTGGTATTCATGCTAGACACAATCCTTTCTATATTAGAACTGTACGTGGAGATAATAAAGACCCATTGACACAGTTTATGAAAGAAGCAGGTATACCTATAGAGCCTGACATTACTAAGCCTGATAGTGTATCTGTGTTTAGCTTTCCTATGAAGTCACCCAAAGGTGCTATTACGAGAACTGCCATGACTGCTATAGAACAGTTAGATTATTGGCTTACATTCCAAAGACATTGGTGTGAGCATAAACCTTCAGTCACTGTCTCTGTAAAAGAAAATGAGTGGATGGAAGTAGGTGCATGGGTGTACTCAAACTTTGATGAGGTATCAGGAATATCCTTCTTACCTTTCAGTGAGCACACGTATAAACAAGCTCCTTATCAGGATATAGATGAGAATGAGTACAATGAACTTATGAAGACCATGCCAAAGGCTATTGATTGGAGTAAGCTCCAAGAATTTGAAAAGGAAGATACGACAAATGGTAGCAAAGAACTCGCCTGTACTGCAGGTGTATGTGAAGTCGTTGACATCGAGGCTAGTTAGTGCTATAGTCTTAATTCCTATCCTTGCATACCTGTTTACCTTAGTGTTTGCAGGTATCGTGGGTAGTAAAGCACTGAAGGGCAGTATGATAGAAGAATATTTTTATTGCATTGCCCTTTTAATTTTAACACTAATAGTAAAGGAGATTACATATGCTATCACCATCTACAGAAGACAGAAAAAAGTTTGACATTGATTTAGAATATGGTCAGGTCAGAGAAGAACTTGTAGCTAATATGCTACAAAATAAAAAGATAGAAGTAAAAAGTGAAAGAGACAAGTGGCAGAAGACAGGCAACATAGCTATTGAATATGAATCATATGGTAAGCCTAGTGGCATCAACGCAACAGAAGCAGACTATTGGTTTCATAATCTGTGTATAGGAGATGACGTATTCTGTACACTTGTATTTAGTGTGGACAATCTGAAGAAACTTATAGATAAGTTAGACTACAAGCGTAGTGTATCAGGTGGAGACCATAATGCGTCACGAATGTATCTATTAAAATTAGATAAGTTATTTTCGTCAGACGTAATTAAAACATTTAAAGGAGAGTAATATGAGAGACATAATGTTAAATGCTTTGAAGTCTTTTTATGTAGGTAATATAAATAGACATATAGCAAACGTAGAAGTATATTTAAGAATGACTGTAGGTATAGGAGAGCACTCAGATATACAAGAAACTATTGATAAAGAGATAGAAAAGATTGCTCAGTTTGATGACAGACTAGCAATGGTAATGAAATATTTTGAAAGGAAACAGGAAGATGAAAAAGAAAAAGAGAAACCCAAATCTAAGTAAATATGATGCACCCCTACGTATTCAGTTTGAACGTGGGGTGAATGCCTTCAAGGGCAATCAGTACATAAGAAATGTTAAAGGTCATAAAGTTATAGCGACAGTAAGTCCTTATAACTCTAATACCATGCAACATAGAGAGTGGCAAAGAGGTTATAACTTTGCATTTTTTAAACAGTTGGAGAAAGTGAAACGTGAAGAGTCTAGAAGAAGAAGCCAAGAGGTTCATGCAGAGTAGAATAAGACCTGTAAGTCCTCTTGATGATATAATTAAAAGATTAGAGAATGTTAATAAACAATTAGAATTAATATTTAAGAAAGTGAAAGAGTTGAATGCAAAAAATAACACCTACACATGACCTTTCTTGGTATCTAAAATGGGCAGGGTCGTTCTTAATCATGTCAGGTATAATATGTAGGTCGGTAGGTGTTTTACCTCTGTATGACCTTGTATCGTCTTGTATTGGTACAGGATTACTAGCAGGTATGGCTTATCTGTGGCATGATAGAGCTTTGCTTATGGTAAATGGGGTAGCTTGTGCAGCGTTAGCTATGGGAATCATGAGATATTTGTTTGTTTAAACTAGCACAGATATTTTGGTACACTCTGCACATAGTTACGTGTTTATTTATTATTGTAGGTAATGGTAGGTTGTTAGGGTTGTGGTAATCTATTTATTAAATGCTTCTTGAAATGTTTTACCTATCTCAGTTAATTTAAATAAGTCTTTCGCATTTGAAGCATCAGGTTCTCTATCATAAATATCTAGAAATTTAGTCATTGCTCTTCTGCGAAAATCTTTTTTTAACTTTCTAAATTCAACAAGGGATTTAACGTAGGTGCTTGACTCACCTGTTTTTACATTACTTAAATCTTCCTTTATATTTCTTAGATATGTTTTTATTAGTGGTTTAATATCACTATTAACATAGCTCTGCTCAGAAAACTTTTCTTTAACAGATTTGTTAGACTTAATATACTCGTTTCTTACTCTCTTTTCTCTAAGTTTTACTGCTCTCACTATTTCAGGTAATGCTTCTCTAAGAATCTTATTCTCAAACCTTTTTACTGTAGGAACTTTAGACCTACTACCTAAATCATACTCTGTAAAACCAAGACGTTTTAAATATTCTCCCTCTACACTATCTTTAGTTGACAGGTTAAGACCTAGAAACACCCTTGATATTGGAGATACTCTTTTTCTCTCTTCTGCAAAGAGAAACTCTTTCTTTGGAGCAGCTTCTTCCTCTTCAGGTGTTACAGTAAATCCTCTAGATTTAAAAGGTTTTCCTAACTCTTTTAAAAAAGTCTCTTGGAAGTCTAGGTTAGGGTCATCTTGTAAGTCTTTATATGTAAGACCTCTATCTCCTACCACTCTCTGTGCCTCTATAAGTTGTGCGAATGGTACAAACCAACTCGCTAGGTACTCACCTATAGGTCTAGCTAATGCTTTAGCTCCTGCTTCTTTATCCGTTAAGTCTGCACTACTAACGATGTCTGCTATATCTTGGAATATACTTTGCCCTACACCTGTTCTAAAGTTTGTACCTGCGAAAGTCTCTACAAACTCTCTTGAATCAAAGAAGTCAAAGAATGTTCCCTTCCTAATTTGATTGACTGCTTCACCTAAGTATAAGAATTGTCTCATAGGAAACTGTGGAGTTACGTTTGCAACAGTATCATCATCTACTTTCATTTCTTTATAGTCTGCAGGAGCATCCTCTGATGTTCTATATTGATAAGCAGCACCTGCAACTGCGATACCAACTAAGTTACGAGATATTCTTTGTCTATCTTTTGCAGTTAATTTACCTCTTAGGCTAGGCTTTACTGTCCCCATTAACTTTCTTGCTAAAGGTATAGATGCACCACCCATATATTGACCCATAAGTTCCATACTATTAAACATAAATCTTGGAAATGGTAATACAACAGTTAAACCATTTCTAACTATGAAAGAAGAAATACTTCTAAACACAGGTATATCAGGTTGTTTAGCATAAGTTAAATCTAATGCCCTGTTTGTGGCATCAGATACTAGCTCTGTAAATGACCTAGCACCTGCAGGTCTTACAGAAGACGCATCATTTAATAAGTCACGTATCTTACCATCATTTAATGTATCAATTAAATCTATTTTGTATTCTCTTTTAACAAGTCTTTCCAACTCACCAAGAAATGCACCTCTTCTTACTAAAAATTCTTGCCATCTGTTAGGGATATTAAGAGCCATGACAGCATCTTCACCCTCAGTTAGTACTTTATCTAGTACACCACCTTTACCTCTCCCTGTGGCTATCATAATCTCGTTAATATTATTAAAGAGTAAGTCCATTTGCCCTGATAATTCAGGTCTATCTAATATAAAATCTGTAACCTCTTTAGTTTCTCTTGGATTATCAAACATATATCTCATATGTCTGAAACTATCTTTCCAATTATTTTTAGATAATAAACTTTTAGCACCTGATAATGCACCTTCATTTGATAGATTGTACAAGGCAGTGTCCATGACATTACCTAAACCTTCCATAGGTGCTCTTATACCTGCAGACGTTAAGTTACGAGCAGCAGTAGCTATCTGAGAAACTAAACCACCTCTACGTATATTCTCTATACGCATAATTGTGTTACGAATTACATCTTGATTCTTTAGTGTGGCAGCCTGTTGCATAGCTACCATTTCATTAAGAGGTCTTGCTCTTTTAATTTGAGATAGTTTATTTAATACCTGACCTGCAGTAGAACCTGAACCTACTACAGTTAATACATAGTCTTCAAAAGATATGTCATATTTATTTAACATATCAATAAGTTTATCACCTGCTATCAACTGCTTGTTTACAGTCAGGTCAAATAAATTATCTATAATAGTTTTATTATTATTAAATGCTTGGGGATTTGCTTTCTTTAAATCACTTGCAACTGCTACGATACCATCAAACTTATCAGGTTTGAGTATGGGTTGCATGAGAGTATCACCTTGACCAAATAAAACTGCTTCATCACTTATCTTAGCAGAACCTGTTACTTCTTCTAACACTGTATCTGCTAAACTAGCTCCTTTAGACTGAGTCAAATCTTGAGATGTTTCTATACCTGCCTTTCTAGCTAGGTCATAGTCTATCGTTTTTTGACCAGTTGTGCTAGTCTTCGATATAGTTTTACCAGTTTTATCTTCAAACTCCTTAATAAGTTGATTAGCAATGTCTTTGTTTTGATTAGCAACTTTGGTAGCTTCATCTTTTTTCTCCTGTATTTGTTGTGCAGTAGCACCTTTCATCTTACTCACATTGAGTCTTCTGTTCCAATCTTTTACTGCTTGTTTCTTTTTCTTTGCTAGTTCCTGAGATAACTTTCTTGCTATTCTTGCATTGGCTGCAGGAAATTTTGTTACTGCTCCAAGCACAGGTACAGTTTCTGAAAACTCTAGACCTGCCATAGTATCTCTACCCATCATACTAGCAAATTCTTTTGGACTTCTATTTATTATACTGTTGTAGGCATCAGGAAATGCCTCTTGAGTTTCTTTAGCAACCTTTTCTATAATATCTTGATATCCTGCACCTATATAACTTACTCCATAACCTAAAGCATTTAACACTTTAAATCCTGTAGAACCTGTAATACCTAAAAACTTCTTCATGAGATTAGTACTACCATCAGGGTTAACATCAGGCATAGCACCAACCATTTCAGTTATAAATTGGTCTTCTTCCTTCGCAGTCATCTCAGGAACTTCAAAGTCTTCGTCTAACTTTTCTAATCTACGAAAATCTTTTTCCTGATTTGCGTTAAACTTTTGAACTTCTACGGATTGGCTCTCAGTGTTGTAGGTAAATCCAAAGGGAGTGGCATCACTCTTAGTGCTAATATGTCCACTAACAACCTCTTCATCTCCCAAAGGAACTGCACTAACTTCAGTTATAATACCTTTTTCTTTTGCAGTTTCAATATCTACAAGTTGTCCGTTTTCAAATAATTCAGGATATTTTTTACTGTATTGACTATACAGTGTATCTTGGGAAGGGGGTACTTTGTTTTCAGTCTGTGCCTTGACTTCATGTTCTTCAAGGACATCAGAAGTACCTACTGCACTTATGGTGTTTGTATTTTTTTCTTCAGAGTTATCAGGCTCTATTTCAGATAGTTGATTTGTTAAGGTATTAGTATCAATACCTTGGGTATCTTCTTCTTCAATTATAGAAGTTTGTTCTTGGTCACTAGGAATAGATTGCAACTGTTGTGCTATGGTATTATCATTTAAGTTCATTTTACAAGAACCCTGTAGCTTTTCCTGTCCATATCACTGTTTTAGTTTCAGCAGTTCCATCCTCTAAAATTCTACCTGTTTTATATCTAACAACATCACCTGCTTTAATCTTAGGTGGAAATGTATTAGGTCCTCTTTGTGTGGATATAATTCCCTGCTCTAGTTCTCTTTCACTATTTAGTTCATGAAAAGTTCTATCTCTTCTATTTACATTATTAACAAAGTCAAACTTATATGCTTTTATTTGTGCAAGAGTTGTTTTTTCAGTGTCTTGAATTTTTTTAAGTAACACAGCATCTGTAGTGCCATATTGATTTTTTAGGTTTTTCATACCTCTTAGAGTACCTGCAAAGATTTTATGTTCATTTCCTTGTAACTTTATTTCAAGCTCACCCTCTATACTTTTAACTATTTCAGAGTCTCCAACACCTCTGGTAATACCATTATTAATAATCTTATCTCTATTAGTTTTACTAAACATAGATGTGGTAGATGAACCTGCTCTTTTTATAGCTAGTTTTTTCTCATGCTCTTTCTTTAATCTTTCTATAATAGTATCTCTTCTTTTTTCAAGTTCTCTTATTTTGTTTGGGTCTTTCTCATAAAACAACTCATCCTCAAGTTTTAGTAATGTAGCTTCATTTGTAGAACCACTGGCAAATCTATTAGCCTTTTCAAACTGCTTGGCTTCTAAGAATTTATTATAGTCTATTTTAGCACCTGAAACTGCAAACTTTTTAGCTTCATCAGGTAGAGGTGCAGTAGATTCTACTTGCTTCATTATCTGTTCACCTGCTTTAGGTTTAAATAAAGCACCATATAGACCTGATACTGGAACTTCATCGTCTGCAACAGGAAGCTTTTTTACACTTGTTGTAAAGTTATTTATATAGTCTGATATAGACATACCTTTTGGAGTATTTTCTGAAGCAAATTCAAAGGCACTTCCTATGTCAAAGTCTTTACCTAATGTTCTTTGACTTGCCATTGCAGTTTTATAGAACTCGTTAGCACTTGATACTGTGCCACCTACACCTTTATATATCTGTGCAGCCTTATCAATGTCTCCATCCACCAAGCTACTTAAATTTAAAAGAGTTTCTCTTAACTCTTCTTTTTCTTTGTCTTTTCTTTCTAGCTCTGCTCTTCTACGAGTAATACGATATTGTGCCATACCATCAATTCTATCTTGGGTACGTTGCATATCCTTTTTAAGATTGTCATCAACACTCTTAGCTAAACCTGTAACTAAACCTGTTAAAAAACTCATTGTTCTCTCCTAGACATTAGACCCATAGGCTCTTCTTCCTCTGCAACAATTTCTTGTTCTTCCATATCTACTGAATCATCTTCTTCTTCAGTAAACATTCCCTCTTTTTGTCTCATCTTTTCTTCTAGTTCTGCTCTAATATTAGTTAATAGAGTGTCTCTTGTTTTATCTTTGTTTGGATTCTTTAAACCATCGTCATATTCTACACCTGAAGATTCTGCAACTAACATTATCATTTCCATAATTAGTGGCATTACAAGCATACCAACATCAATGTTATGAATACCATCCATGACACTTCCCATTTGTATAGTATTAGCTAAGTTTGTTACAGG